TTCACCTGCACGTAAGTTACCACATACATCTTCTACAAGCACTCTTGATAACTGCTCCCATGTATCGCAGCCAGTGTGTGCATACTTTAAATTAAATATATCTTCTGAGAATTTAGACCTGAACATTGGATTCATGTTTGATTTAAATGTCATCGTTTACTACCACCTTTACATTATCTACAACTATTCCTTCCAAAGCATCTGAAACAGCAGATGATACTAGCTCCTTCATATCTTCTTCTAATCCTGCCTTACCATCAACAGGAACCCAACAGGCATCACTATCTATCTGGGCATTTATATAAATAGATACAATCACCTAGAAGTATCTCCGTACTTTTCATACTCTTCAAGAGTAACTTCTTTTATAAGTTTTTCAAGATACCATTGTGCTTTTTTTAAATCCTCTACAGGATTACCTTTGTAATCAAATCTCCATAAGTATTTTATTATGTTTCCTTGTAGGTAATACTTAAAGTTATGACCTGTAGCAGACTCAATAGCATCAATGCACTCTATACTACTCTGGTTGTAATGAGATGGACTATTAACCATGTCTTTTATTACCTTCATCAGTGTAACCTTTTTGAAAAATTTGCGTATACAATATTACCTTCTATTCTTTCTACTTTTTTAGCTGGTTTTATATTATACTGTTCTGCTAGTCTTATAGATGCCTCTTCAACTACACTTTCTAATACTTCTCTGATTCTAATACCAATATTTTCAACCATCTCAGAACCATTAAAGTTACCATCGTATATCTGAAGTTCATTACGTTTCTTATCAAATGTACAAAATACTCCATACGTATTGTCAGGTATAAGTATTTCGTGTGCTATTTCTTCGTCTTTTTCTTTGTCGGACATACAGTTAACTCCATAAAATCATCAGCATACATCAATGCTAATGGGCGTTTTCGATCACCTTTTAATATTGCTACAGGTTTTGTAGCTTTCATCATATTAGTCTCTGCTTGTTCCAAGGCAGCATATACAGCAAACGATGATCTTGCTTTGCATTCTACAGTCCAAGGAAATAGCCTACGTGCTAAAGGACTAAGACCTATATCAGGTCCATTAACTCCACCAGGAGTTGACGTAATATCATCCTCCTCAACTCCTTTAAGATGTTGTTGAAGATAGTTACGTACCCACTGTTGAAGCTTGCGTCCTTTAGCTTTCGCAGACGCTACACTTATTCTATTTGAAGACCGTGTAGTGGTGGTAGGCATTTGCTGACTTTGATTTAGGGTTGCGTTCATACTTTAGATCAGGCCAACAAGTATATCGAAAACTACAATAAGAACAAGTCATACCTAGTTTTCTATTACCTGTAGGTTTACGGTAGAAGAACTCTTCCTCATCAGTAAATCCACGTACAAAGTTATCTTCATTCGCTTCCTTATAACGATTAATAACATCTTCTATCTTATTGGTATAACTATCTTCATCATCAGGATTAGCTTGAACTATTTTCATCTCACCTGATTCTTTACTAACAGCTATCCAACCACCTGCTTTTATTTCTGGAGTCTCTTCTCTCTCAGCCTTAGTATAACCAAACAACTGAGCGCAATATCCAAAGTCATCATTCTCCTTCAATGCTTCATAAGAAGCAAACTTCTTTTCAAAAGCAAATCTTGATGCACTTTTTATATCCCATAGAGAATAACCATTACCATCTTTAATGATTAAATCAAGTTCTCCATTAATGTAATCTCCATCAGGAGTTTTGTAACCTACTCGTTTATTTAAATCTACTATTTCTACTCCTGCTGCAAGTAAGATAGCTACAGCAATTACTTCAGTCATATCTCCATATAACATTTTAATACGAAAAGAGTTTGACTCAGGAGCTTTGGGCCAACCTAGCTTCTCTGCGTGTAACTGACAGAATGGTTTGCCTACCTGAGACATAGAGGGAAGTTTGGCTCCCCCCTTTCTCTTAAAATTAAACTTACCTAACTTACTATTAAACATCTGACTAGCACGAAACACTATGTCATCTGGAATCTTAGGATCACCAGCAAGGTAAGTATCAATCTTTGTTTGAAGATCCATCCTATAATGGGATCTCGTCATTGAGTAAGTCATCAAGATCAGTTTTAATTCCAGCAGGAACCATGTTCTCTCTCATCTTCTCTGCTACCTGATCGTTCTCTACCTTAACAAGATCAATGAAGTTAGTAATATACTCCCTAGTCTCATCAGTTAGCGGATGATGTTCTCCTAATAAAGGAGTATACTTCAGGACAAAGTATTTGTTTGATCCTGTTTTCTTTAACTCATAACCAACCTTCAAGTCAAAGTTAAGAGGCATAGACTGTTGCCTGATCATGCTAGTCATAACTTTACTGATCTCCATAAAGTTAGATGGTCCTAGCTTCATACGAAAAGGAACATCCTTTATCTCTACCTTATCACCTGATGCAGCCGTAGGTTTATCCATACGTATTAGACCAAAGATATTCCTATATAACTTAGCCTTAGATGCTGTAGCATATGCCACTGGATCAACTGCACGTAACTTCTCACGTTGCTTAGAAGGTATCCATCCACACTTATCACCACCATCCCAATCTAATGCAGTGTCAGAGAACTGCTTGAAATGCTGAGACATATTAGAAAACTTCTGAGTATCAGAGTCAAATACAGAAGTCTGCATTGTGTCTAGAAATATTCTGAAGTAAGTATCTTTAGCAAATACTTCTCCAAGGTCAGGATGAGATAGTCCTATAGATGGTGCAGGTATTCCCTCTACCATATCTCCATCTACATCTGTAGTGCTATCCTTATTAATCCTAGCCCTAGCTAGTATTGGCCCTGAGTTCATGGTAGAATACAAGGCTGATAGATCGGTAGAATTACCGTCTATATTCATTAATTGATTCATACGAATCCCCTTTCATTAAATGAATGATGCTTATAGCATACTTTTATTATTTTGTCAATTGAAATCTTGTTGATCCATCCAATTATTTCCATGAGACATTTCTACTTCTAAAGGTATATAGTCAGGTAATCCAAAGCGTTTCTTTGCTTCCTCTTGTGCATCTAGCAAACACTGTGGTCCTATCTCTTTAACTATATCTATCTCATCTGGATGGGTATCAATCAAGACACTATCATGTACTGTATTGATTACTACACTTTGTAATCCTTTCTCTTTCAGTTTGTTGAATAATAATATCACACCTAATGGTACAATCTCAGCAGTTGCTACAGACTGAACAGGGTAATTAACAATTTGAGTCTTAAAGTTAGCATTACCAGATCTATTTCTCTCACAGTCAGGGAAACTAAACTGTCTACCTGTAGCAGTTGTCACTACTTTGGTTGCGATGGCTTCGTTCTGGAGTTTGTCATGCCACTTAAAGATGCCTTGATACTTTCCGAAGAACTCTTTGAAGTAGATTTGTTGAGCAGGAGTTCCTTGAGTTCCACCGTACAATGGACGGAAGGTGGAAGCTTTTGCTGCTCCTCTGTCAGTAACTTCTCCATTGTCGGAGAGAACTTTGGCAGTGTAGGCGTGAACGTCAAAGCCAGATTCGACTTCGCGTTTAACTGTTTCATCAACTGCGAGTATTCCTGCAACTCTAAATTCAAGTTGACTGTAATCAATTTCGACAAGTGTACCTCCTTTAAATCTACTTATAAATGCCTTGCGTACTGGAAACAATCTACCTTTAGGCATATTCTGTAGATTGGGATTAGAACTACTTAAACGACCAGTTGAAGTAATACACTGATTAAAATTAGAATGAAGTAAACCATCTGATTTCATACCCTTCTTTATACCTTCAATAAATGATGCACGATAAGTATCTATAGCTGATAGTCTGATCAATGACTCAAGAAACTTCTTTACATCAGGATCTGTAGTAGTTCTAAGATGTTCTGTCAGCGTTATCTTATCAGTTTTAAATCCACCAGCAGATGCTAGTTCTAATTTAGGTCTGATCCGTAACCCTGCTACCTCATCTACTTCTAAATAAAGTACACCTAGTCCTTCACAGTACTCACACTTGGTAGGTTTCTTAAACTTCTCTCCATTCTTCTTAACTTTATAATAGTGTCCTTTACCATAACAGCTGCCACACTTAATCGCTCTGGTTTTAAACGCAACACTGAAGCAGGATTTAAATGCTGATCTGAAACCCTCATCCTTCATGTAAGGTCTTCTCTTAGGTTTTCCCTTATCATCTACACCTATATCCATTACCTCTTTCCAGAGCTTCTTATCTATAAGATTGCATGAATATACAACAGTAGATAACTGTTCGGGAGAAGATAAGTTAATATCTTTATCACCCATAATTTTCCTGGTTTCTGTCTGAAGATATCGAGTAAGTTCTTCCTGCTCTTTCTGATAGTCTGCATCTACCTGATCAAGTACGTTCATATCAATAGCCATACCTGATCGTTCAATATCTGTTAGTACACTACAGAACTCACACATAAGATCTCTTATGGGTAGCAGTGAGTAGTTGTGATCTTCTCTAAATAATCTCTCTTGCTTCTGAAAGATATCAGCCGTAGCTAGTATGTCATCACGTAAGTAGGAGATCTGTAGATTTTTAGGAAGATCACTATAGTTCATACCTTTATCAAGCATATTCTTTAGTACATCCTGCTTTCTTATAGAGTCATACTTATGAGATAATGCTTCAAGACTTAGTTTATTACGAACACCTTTACTCAATACATACTCATTGATCATGGTATCAATAATCTTTACATCACAATCAATACCAATCTCACGCAACCACGCAACATCAAACTTAGCATTGTGAGCCACGACATACTTTGCATTACTTAATACACGTTTGAAAGTATTAAACTCAGTAAAATTATTATCTTCTACATTCAAAATAACTACTTCAGTATTACCATTAAGAAGATAACCATGAGGAGATCTTAGTGTATAACCTAATGCTACGAAAGTATTATCCTTGTTGTACGGTGAAGGATCTTTCCGATCTCCTCCTAAATCTATTTCAAGATCTAATACAATTGCATAATCTTGCATATTAAATATCCTTAAAAACAACTTAACATTACAGGTTGTATTTTTTTATTGTTATGAGTTTTATTATACATTGGTTTTTCTTTTTTTATAGCTTTTATTTCAGCGTCATCTAAAGTTTTTTCATCTTTAAAATCCTCAAATAATAACTTTACGACCCTTAACTTCCAATCTGATTTAGCAAGATGTGATGTTATTCTAGACATAATTGTTTTAGATTTACCTACATATAATAACTCATCCTTTTCTCCATATGCTCTATACAATATATATCTTTTTACGTCTTCCCCATTATTAAAAAAATCCCATTGTCTATCTTCATCTTCTATAGGATGATGAAATTTAATACTACTTCCTCTAGAACTTACTCGTTTAGTATTATTTTCCCAGTCTATTTCAGTAATTCTATCATTCCAATAATCAATTTTTTTTTCATACATAGTATTATATATATCCTTATATAGTATTATATTATATATTATTATATAGTATATAGGGGTTCTCTAAAGCTGATAACTCACCCATATATCATGAATTTTAAGGTATGTCAAGTAAAAAATGCACTATCAATCAACATATCTTGATATTTTTGGTTCGATACGTACTGTAGCGCGACCATGTGACCCTCCTAATTTGTTCTTTGACACGTGTAAATACCTCAAGAAGTTATCATCCTTACCTTCTGTATTCTCTTTACCAATCCCAATGATTACATCAGCTTCGGCTGCCTTACCTATTTTACTATTAGCCATCTGAGTAAACCTAAGTGATGTTCTACCGTCAGCAGTAGCATCAGCCTGAGATACAGCAATCAATGCTAACTCATGTTTCTTAGCTATCGTTCTGGCTTTAATGTATATCTCACTTAACCTTAAATCATCTCTGGGAAAAGTACCACCTACTTGCATCTTATCTAGCTGGTCAATGATGACAATATCAAATGGCCCTGACCTTGCTATGATTGAGTTAAGCTTCTCCATTGATTCACACTTGTCACTGTTAATCATCTCAATGTTATCTTTTACTTTTGCCCATGAAGTTTTACCCATAACTCCATCAGTCATAGCTTCATCTACTTCTAATGCTGAGTATGCAGAACCTGCTCTTGTCATAGTTCTTTCAGCAGGTTCTTCATTACATACCATGAGTACCCTTGCACCCTGATCTGCAAAACCTCTAGGAGAAAATGCAGTACTTACAGCAAATGCAGACTTACCAGTTTCAACTAATGCAAACACAGTAGTTAAAGTTCCTGCACCAATTCCTGGACATAGCATATGCAGTTGCGATAAGTTCCAAGTCCAAGGATAAGTTTGTTTGGTAGGATTAAACATATCATCCCATTCTTTTGATATAAAACCTATATCATCTTGAACTTCTATACCACCTTCATATTGATCTAGTAGTTCTTGAATAGGCTCTAAACTTTTAATAGATCCATCCATTAACTGCAACCCTAA